ATTAAGTGGGTATCGTAATGGAGTTTCCCATTTTAAATTGATATGTGGAAATGATATCCAATTTAAGCTGTATCAAAAGTTGAATAGCGCTAATTATTTTGACTTCATGCTGGAATGCCCTGATAATTCAGCTGGCATTATGGAGATAAAAGCCATGATTGATTTAACGGTTATTGAAACGACAGAACCATTAAGTGATTGGCAACAAATAGCAACAAAATAATAGCATAAGTTGAGAGCTGGGAGAACTCATCGGAATAAATGATACGTGGATAAGAAGACGGTTTGCAATAAAAGACTGCAACACAGCTATAGCCGGAGCTTATAATGTGGACGATTCCACAACCAATAACTTCCCTACAGGAGCATATAAGTTTGGAACGTTACTTGTGGCAAACTCTGGCTTTTTTGGATCTCAGTATTTTGTTCCTGACAATTTTAATGTAGATCCATACATATATATTCGGTCTATTAGTAACAATGGAAATTCTTTCAATAAATGGGCTAAAATTAAAGTAACAATTATAACATAGATATTCTTCATGGAACGACCTGGGAGAACTGATGAATAGTTTGGGGTTATTCCCATTTATGTTTAGAGGGATAATGACAAATAGGAGTTATAATGATTTGATCGAAACTGGCTATTATAAGATACAAGACAACATGATTGATGGACCTAGCACTTATTGGGGAACACTTGTCGTTTTTAATGACAGTGATCAAATAACACAAGTGTTCTATCCAAACATAGACAGCACAGAAATATCCACTAGAAAAGGTAATATCAATAATTTTGTAAAGTCAGCGTGGAGAATCATTTCTTTTACATAAAATAAGCCATAGCCCCGATCTGGGAGAACTGATTGGGAATGCAACATCAAATAAAAGCGGGTTGATGAGTTCCGGTATGGTACCTTTAGAATTATCTAAAGATAATAATCAATATTGTAAGATTAGTGTATTTATGCCAAATGCCGGATCAATAAATGAGTCTGTAATTAGTGTTACAAATGTTGGTGGAGACTCGTTCTCAGTCGCAGTGTCTATGATTAGATGGAATGCAAATAAAGTCTTTTGTAAATTGATAAACGGAACCAAAATTAGTAACATTAATATGTATTATACAGTTGATACAGAAAGATTTTGCTTTTACATAAAAGCTAATTGGTATGCGAAAATAATAGTGTCACGATTAGGTCTTGTGAACACGAGCAAAATAGAATCAATCAATGCTATTCCTAGTGGGGCGATTGAAGTACCAATATCTTGACGTGACAAAAGATATAGCACTGAGCTGGGAGAACTGTTGGGAAATCCGAAGGGAACAAAATCGTTTTCTTCATGGAGTGAATTTACGGATTTTGTAAATGAAATGCCTATAAAAACAATTCAACCTTTCGTTTCCAATTTCAATGCTTTTGCTGGAGAAGGATTCTACGGTAATGTCGTTCAAGGATTGGTTATAAAACAATTAGAAGATGCTGTTTTCATCTTCGGAATAGCAATAGACGGAACATTAATATTTAGAAAAAGGAATTATCCAGACGTTTCAACTTGGGAAGATCCTAAGATAATAATTCACAGTAATAATTGACATAAAATTTACTTCGTAACCGACCTGGGAGAACTGATTGGAATAAATGAAACTTGGTTCAGGAATCGAGGTTACATTAGAGGTGAAATTAATTTGGATGATTTTAAAAATGCAGGTGCCTATTCATTGTTCAATGTTGAAGGGAACAATGTTCCTACATCTTGGGCACAACTGCTTATATTTTCATCTGGGTATTATATTATTCAAATTATCGTTGATATAAGTAGTCGTAAATTATTTATCAGACGATATGATACAGAAAATGATCGCTGGCAAGAATGGGGTAATATAATTATAACATAATTTTTATCACAATTCCGACCTGGGAGAACTGATACCGCTTGCAACGAATGAAGCAAACGGATTGATGAGTAAAAATAATTATATTAAAATTGCTCAATCCATCACGTCTACCAAATTAATAAAAATAGAATCTTGGGATGGATATTCTACACTTGTATTTATTAGAACAAGTGGAGCAACCGGATTATATTCCATTGATGGTAACTGGGCGGACAGTGCGAAATTCACAAGATTGTCTGGTCCTTTAGGAAAGGATCACTTTAATGCATATAGAGAAAGAAATGGTAATATTTATGTAAAGACGACTACACAGTCAGAACCATTGACTGTTACGTCTGTAGGATCTAATCATGTTTTCAAATTTGAGGAATCAGATAAAGATGTTGATTCTTTAATAGTATTACAATGATCGGGAGGATCGGGTGGCACCGGTTTGTACCGGACCACCCGTTTTTTATACCAAAGATACGGTTCGCCAATAATCCCAATTAATCGCCAACAGGCAGAAATTCTTGTTTAAATTCCTACCTGTTCGAGCGTCCTAATATCTATATCTACTTTAGTTGCTGAAATGGCATTATAAATCGGTATGCGGTTGGCAAAATATGCTATAGCGTATCCCCATCCACTCACGTAAACATAATAATTGTAATCATTATCTCTATACATTCTTATTGATGACGGTCCAGAATTATGCGTAATACATAACCCATTACCACCGCCATGCATACAGATAATAGAGTAGTCATCAACTACTTCCGAATTACCTTCACCAACAATCTTAACAACCAAATTTAAATTCCTCATAAAATCAATCCTATATAAGGTTGCAGATCCTCTACCTTCTGCCATCCTTATATAGTTTTCATTTTGCAGAAGTTCTCCCAGCTCTCTGTTTAGATAAAATCCATGTTAAAAAGATAGTACACTAATCGTAACTATAAGGTCATAATATATAGCAGTTATCATAATCTGATTATCCTTTAGTGATATAGATATAATTTCATCTGCACTAGAGAATATCTTCGTAACAATGCCGGTAGAATCAATATAAACCATCATTTCCCCGTCATTATGGCTGACATATACGAATTCATTGGTAGGAGCACCTATACTAAATGATGCTCCTAACCGTATTGTTTCATAATATTTAGTTCTTTTTATTCCATTTGTTGGCAGAAGTCCTCCCAGCTCTGAAAAATCGTTATTTTTTTGTCAAGATATAGAGATTACTTTCAAATAAGACGGAAGTGTTTCAACTGTTTTACTATCTAGATCTATCGATTCTCTTGATTGAATAATAAATTCTGATCCATCTCCGTCTAGACCTATCAAGCCTAACCATAACTCATACATATTTGTTTCTGGATTACTGCCAAGATACAATTTAACATTGTCGTTGTTGCCAAAAAATCTAGTAACAGATATTAGTTCATTTCCTTTCCAGTCTATAGCTATTAATGATCCAAGATTGGATGCAGGAGAAGCGCCAAATATCAATGCGACATAATGATTGTACCAATATTTACTTTCAACTAATTTTGTGTATCCTTTAAAAAAACGTCTTCCCAGTCTTTTTTTATCTTCGACCGACATTAATCCGCTTTTATTGCCCGTAGCTGTACCAATCAGTTCTCCCAGAAGTCCAGCCGTTATGAATTCGTGCGTATTTTCTTTACTCTTATATCGGATGACCCGTCACTAGTTGCGTATAATGTTCTTTCTGTAACTCTGAATGTCAATCCTCCTACAACACCTAATGTTGCGACTGAATAATAGTTAACGACTGCGATACAAGATAGAGTGTCTGATACAGGACCGCATATATAATATGCTCCTGTACCATACGCTATCTGCGTTTCTACACCTGACTCTAAGCTGAAACTTTCATATGTGTCATTGACGAGTTCTCCCAGGACTTTCGCGGCAGCCGAAGAAGATGTCAAAGTTGGGTTCTTGGAACCGTCCAAAGTACGGAGCCAAGAGAAGGTGTCGGACTGGGGCAACTGGTCCTCAAACTCATCTGTTCCGGCTGCCGCAGCGGCAGCAAATGTTGATATTTCTGATGCAGCGGAAACAATCCGTGCGGAAACTAATTCTGTCATCTCATCGACGGTCACCTGTCGTTCGTTGCCGTTTTTATCCACAGCTTTAAAGCCAACTATATTATTCAAGTCCATAATGCAAATTTTAAAATTAAAACAAATACTTCACCCATGCAAAATAATTACTGTTCTCAATATAATTCGGATCATCCTCGTTGGAATATGCCTCCCTCTCAAACGATACCGTCTTATACGCCCTGCCGGCATCCTTCAACCGTACCGCCCTGACCAGCCACTCCACACCATACCAGAGATAGAATGCCAGCCCGGCCAGTACCAGCCACCAGGCGGAAAGGTCAAAACACAACAGCAAGATCCAGATAACTGTACCGATGGCAACTGCCATCTCAACCCATTGACGGGCGTGGGTACACTCATGGTTTCTCACTTTCTGAGTGATTTTCTCTTCCGGTCGCTTGCTTAAAACAAACGGACCGATTGTTATCGTATGGCAAGAACTGAACGCAAGCAGCACCTTTGCCAGAAGGTTGTTACAATATACTTTTTTCATGTTGTTCCTCCTTTTTATCTAAATAATCATTCAAAGAATCAGCCAGCAGACCGGGCAGCATGGAGGTGGAGCGTCTTATGATATCCACCTCTTCTTCGTCAATCTCGACACCTTCAGCAGTAGATTTGAATATCTTCTCAGCAAGGAGATGCGCCTTCAAACCCGCTACGTTCTTGTATATCCAGTCACCGTAGGCCTCAGTGATGTTGTTGGCTATCAGTTTTTCTTTCTTAATCCCGTCGTAAATAGGAAATTGTGCAAAATTTATTCTCATACTTTAATATTTTAAATGTTATAAATCCACCCAGGTACTTCCTCCATTCGTTGACTTGCGAATTCCGTTTCGCCCGACTGAAAAAAATATAACTTCCACATCTTACATACAGAGCATCATTCGCTGTTGAAACATCCCCGGTTGATGATACAGTTATACTTCCACTTCTAATTACTGTATCCAAAATACCTTGGTATAAATGTCCGTCTATTGACTGGAACCGTTCGTATTTCATTTCAAATTTGTCGTATTGCAGCAACAAATTATCAACATTTACAGCCGACATATTAGTGCTGCCGATAAAATTATTACCGATATTGAATCCGCCAATTGTCCCCTTTGTCGCTATGATAGTCCCGGTGATATTCGCTTTCTGACAAAGAATCTCTCCGGTCTTTGTGTCCATCCTCAGATTAGGCTGGCCGTTAGTGCTGTCCTGTGACTGCATGATACCGTAAGGTGCCCCGTCCGATGTGTATCCGTTCAACTTGAACATAAATCCGGCTATGTTCGCCTTATCAGCAAGGAATATGTCGGTTACCAGACTTTTGTATTTCTGCATGGCTTCCCAGTTGGAATCTCCGTTAGCGGATGTAGGAGCCGCTGATACAGAACTTCCATAGTTGCGCACAAGAAAATTGTAATAAACTTCACCTATTTTGTGAATGATCTTGTCACGCTGTTTTGCATTCCATACGTATGTCTGTCCGGAAGCCCATACACCTCTGTCATAAGGGAACGCACCCGTAGCTCCTGTTGCTCCTATGGAACCATCATTTGCAACACCCACACCCTTCTCGGCCACATAATTGTCATTCCAAGCAGCAGCATCGGAAGCTGATTTATAAGCCCGGACGGCAAACTGGGTGTATCCGGCTGTCGCAGGTACGGATATCTGGCTGTTCAGTGTCGCACCTACATGAGCCAGCCAGCTTCCGTTGTATTTGCGGGCTGCCAGATAAAGCGTGCTGCACGTGCTTACATTGCCTGCCACATTCTGTTTGCAAGTGACAAGGAATCCAG